GACGGTGTCTTTGTCTTGGCGGCCTTCCAATGCGGCAAGGCGGCGTTTCAGGTCGCTGTCGTCGAAGACGGTGTCTTGGTCTTGACGGCTTTCCAGCGCGTCGAGGCGTTGCTTGATGTCGCTGTCGTCGTAGGCCGTCTGGCTTTGGTTTCCAACCGCGCGGATGATGGCCGCTTCGGCAACGGTCACGCTGACGGCCTCTTTGTGGATTTTGCCGCCTGCGCCTGCTGACACGGGTGTGATGCTCGGCGTGATGTGCAGTTGACCGCGCAAATAGGTTTTGACGTATTGGCCGCTGATGGCGCGCAGGTCGTATTCGGCGGTTGTGTGCGTGATGGCGGCGGTCAGGGCGGATGGAAACAGCAGGCTGACGATGTTGCCGTCAACGGTCAGCTCGGGCGTGATGGTTGCGCCGTCGGGGAATTTGACGGCCAGCGCAAAAGACAGGCCGTCGGTTTGCAACGGCTCGCCTGTTTCGCTGGTCAGGGCGACTTTGAATAAATAAGTGTCGCCCTGGTAAATGGCCAGATTCTTGGTTTTCATTACAAGCCCAAAGCGGCGCGCAGGCCGGCGCGTTCGTCTTGGCCGCCGAAAGCGGCTTTATTGCCGATGACGTCAATTTCGACGATTGGGCTGCCGTCCACGCTTTCTTTCCAATAGACAAGCTCGACGGTAAATTTATGCTCGCCGCCTTCGCCTTGTTTGTCGCTGCCGGGGTCGGCTTCTGTAATGCGGCCGCGCGCTTCGCCTTTTAATACTTGGTAGCCGGTGCCGTCTTCTTCTTGCAGCGCGCCTTGATAGCGCAGCAGCTTGCCGTCAATGCTGCTAGACATAGACTTGAGCATGTCGCCGTCGTAGCCTTTGGATGTGACCTCCATCGTCAGCTTTTCAAAGCCGTGGACGACGGTCATTTCTGTCATTGCGCCGCCCGGCGTGTAGGTTTCGGTTTGGCGGCTGATTTTTGGGCGCGTAATGTCGACGACGACGCCGTATTGGTTCTCGCCATCGACGAAGAGGTTGAAGCCTTTAAGGACTTTTGGCATTTTCATGGGGTGGGTTTCCTTTCAGACGGCCTAGACGGTAGTCGGTTTCAGGGTGTTGGCGAATGTGATGACTTTGTCAACCAAGTTAACAAAGAATGTGTCGGTAACGTGTTGGTTGAAAACCATGTTTTCAAGCGGAGGCACCCATGTGAACTCGTAGCTGATTGTGAATTGACCGGCTTGGACGGTTTCGGAGGTGTTGAGGGTTTTGTCGATAAAGACACGCGCGCCCAAGATGTAGCCTTTGTTGACGTATTGCGCCAATTTAGCGTTGATGGCCATGATGATGTCTTCCATCAGGCTCGGGTGCATTGGTTTGTCCAAAGCCCACATGAAGGCGGAAGCGATGGTTTCTTGGATGATTTGGGCGGTACGCGTGGCGACTTCAAACGCCATCATGCTGTCGTTGGTGCATGTTCGGTTGCCCCAAACGCGGAAGCCGTCTTCGCGGATCAGGGTGGTGACGTCTTTGTTGTTGAGGGTGTTGGCGTCGCAGTTTTTGTCCAAAAGGTCAAAGCTGCGCGCGAATTTCAGGCCGCTGACGCCGTTGATTTCTGTATTTGAGATTGACTTATGCCATCCGACATTTTTGTCGAGTTTGGCACGCGCACCCAATACTCGGGCGATGGTGGCGGCGGTCTCGGTTTTCTTGGTGGCGGGGTCGAATGCCATAAACTCGTTGTCAATCAACATCAGCTCACGCTGGCCAAAGTTTTTGCGGTAGTTGCCCACTTCTGTGATGTCGGGATTGCCGCCTGCGCTGCCGTAGGCAAAGGCGCGCGTCGCTTGGGCGACGCCTACCAATTCAGTCAAAACATCTTGGCTGTCAAGCTCGGGGCAGCCCAAGATTTTCGGGGTAAAACCTGTCACGGCTTTGGCACGGCGCAGGGCTTTTAGGCCGGTGTAGTTGCCGCCCTCGGCTGTACCGATGACGTTGGCTTTGAGTTCTTCGGTATTTTTACTGTCGGCAACGCGCACGATGACGACTTGCGCGTCGGCTTGGTCAACGATGGCGTCGAGGGATTTGGCGAGCGTGCCTTTTGTGCCTGCTTTTGCAAGCAGGTCGTAGGCTGATGTCGCAAAAATCGGCGTATTGAGAGGGAATACTTTTGCGTCGGCATCTTCGGCGGTACAAACCATGCCGATGATGGCGGTGGAAATGTCGCTGATGCTGCGCACGCCTTCGGTGTATTCGTTGGCTGTGATGCCATGATGGCGGTTTGCTTCGGCCATTGGGGCTTCCTTTTGCTGGGTTAGTGATTGATACACTATTAAAAATTAATCCCTCGCGTGTGGCGAGCGCGTGGGATTTTTTGGGGATTTTTTAAAATTGGTCTTGCTTCATGACAGCGGCAAGGTCAGACGGCGAATATTGGGACGGCTCGCCAAAGCCGATGACGGCCGCGCACCATTCGGAGCAAAACCATTTGTCCGGCGCTTGGCGGATTTTCAGACGGCGGAAAACCGACTTGACGGCCAAAACGCCTGACAGGTCGTATTTTTTGCCTTTGGTTTCGCGCCATAGTTTCATCGCACGGCCATAGGTCAGATTGGGCTTGGGCAGCTCTATCAAATCCCACTTGTCAGACGGCAGCTCCATGCGCTTGCAGCGGACGCCGCCGTCCCGATGGGACGATGTATAGCAGTCAAACTGACCGTCAGGCAGTCGGACGGCGATTTCGCAGTGTGAATATTCGCCGCGCGTCGCTTTGCGGATTGCCCAGTCGGTCAAGCGGTAGATGATGTCTTTGGGCGATTTGATTTGTTTGCGGCCTTTGTACAATGCCAAATAAATTTTGCTCATTCAGACGGTCTCCGGCAGCTTAAACTCGATTTTGATTTTGTCTAAGGCTGATTTGGTTTTTGCAGCCTCGATTTGGTCTTGGATTGCTTGGCGTTGACCGGCAACAATGGCAGACAGGGCGGAATATGCCAGGGATTTTTTTAGAGCGGCGGCCTTGAGTTTGTCTTTGTCTAAGCCGCGCGCGGCGGCAATGCCGTCTAGGATTGGGGTAGCGGCTGATTTATTGGCAGCCCACGCCTGCGCCTCGGTTGACTGGAGCGGCCATGTCGCCAGCTCGAAATCGGGGACTTGGCTCGCGCCGGAGTGGGCGTCAACAAATGTTTGGGCGGAGGCGTTGAGGTTTGTCAGCATGGCGGCTTTTAAATCCGCCAAGTTTGCCGTTTCCAACGGGGTCAGGCTGACGCCGTCAGGCAGACTGCCGATGTCCTTCCATACTTTCTCGCCATCTTTGCTAAAGACAACCGCGCCGCGATAATCTGGGAGGATTTCCCAGCTCTCGCCCGTCCATCTTGCCGCTTGGTTTTCTTGTAGCGTCGGCACTTCGGCTTCGATACTTTGACGGCCGTCATCAAAATATTGCTCTTCGACAAACAGTCCGTCCGAATCAATTACGCATCTTGTCATTTTTTAATTCCTTGTTTTCGTTTTCCAATTTCTCGACTTTTTCGGCCAGCTCTTGGATTGCTTTTGTCAAAACCGGGATAAAAGTTTCGTATTCAATGGTGTAGGTGTCGTTTTTGATGTTGACCATCGGCAGGCGGCCGTATTCTTGCTCCAGCGCGGCGATGTCTTGGGCAATAAACCAATGCTGCTGGCGGTCTTCTTTGTGTCGGCCGTCTTTGGTTGGGTTCTTCCACCATGCGCGCACTTTGGCGGCGCGCTCTGCTTCCGGCAGGTCTTTGAAAAGCTCGTCAACGTAGGCATCGCGGCGGTCGTAATAGCCTGTGACCGGCTTCAATTTCATGACAAATTTCAGGCCGTCTGAAAGCGGTTTGATGTCGGTTTTGTCGCGGCCATCGGAGCGGATGTTGACGGCTGTGGGCGCGTATAAAGTTTGCCCTGTGGTGCCGATTTGAATTTCATTGTCGCCATTTAGGCGCGCACCATAGCCGATGGCGATGGAGTTTGTGATTTTTCCTGTCAGGATATCGCCTTGTACGTTGCGATATCCTGCGCTATCGCCGACGACGACACATTTTTCACTGCTTGCGTCTGTTAAAGCCCAATATCCGACGGCAACGCTGGACACATGGTTGCCCTTTCTCATCGCCGATGCGCCGACCGCGGTCGCTTTTTGGTAATTCGTGCCTTGCAACGCTGCGTCAGCGCCGATGATGGTCGAATAACCTGCTGTGAGCGCCGCCTTCATCGCATTCGTGCCGATGACTGTCAGCTCTTCGTTTAGGGTTGCTGATGAGGTATCAGAAAAAACGAACTTCAGCTCGGCGGAGCCGGAGGCGGTCAGCTCTTTTGAGCTACGGACTGTCAGATTATTGCCGCTAACCGATACGACTTTCACGGGGATGACGTCGTTTTGTAGGGTTTGCGCCGCGCCTGATGTCAGGCGGATGCCTACCCAATAATTAACTTTTGCTCCGCGAATATTATTAAATGTCAATGTAATAGTATCCGCCGCTTGTGTGTAGCTGCCTGTTTCTGTGCCTGTCCAGACAACATTGCCGCCGTTTGGGGCGCGGTTTTGTTCGAGGCTTTCCATTGCGTTCGCGCCGATGACTGTCACTTTCTCGGCGGTTTTGGTATTTCTTGCAGCGTTGCCGCCGATGGCGATTTGAGCGGCGCGGCCTTGATATGTTTGCAAGACGGCCTCGCCGATTGCGATTGTTTTCGATGTTGGAGACGGCCAGAAAACTTCGATGTCGCCAGTCAAACCGACTGGGGCCGTCCCTGCCAGCGCGCCTGCCCCAAGTGCAATATTTGATGAGCCCTCGCCCAAGCCTTGCCCGGCGTTGCGGCCGATGGAAACATTGGCAAAACCGCTTGTGATTCCTCGGCCGGCATTGCCGCCGATGCCGATGTTTCGCGTGCCTGCCATTTTTGACTGGTCGTACCATTCCGTCTCGGCCTGTACGTTGATTAGGCTGTCTGCGCCGATGGCGATGTTGTCGCGGCTGATGCGTGAAAAGCCCTGCGCGCGGTCGCCGATGGCGATGCCGGAAACGCATTTCTCGGTTTTTGCCATAGCGCCCTCGCCGATGACGATGATTCCTGCGCCTGTCCATTCGTTGGATTTGAGATTCGCTGCCGCGCCTGTGCCGCTAATAAATCGCCCGATGCCGCTGCGGATTGGTTGGTATGGCATATCAACGGTCGCGCCGTTGACGGTAAATTGGCCGTTGCCGTATTTGTTTTTTGTTTGATATTTTTTATTTGTGTCGATTTTTAATCCTAAGCAATCGACAAACACGCCCAAAGCGGCGCGCTCGGCGGCCTCGATGGTTTCGGCGGCGTTGTTTTTTGATTCGGCATAGCCAAAATCGCGAATACTCAAGGCGGTGTATTGGCGCAGCCAGCGTGTGCCGGATTCGCCGACGATGACTGTGGCGGCGTTGTCGGCAAGGGCTTGATTATCAGATTTCACAAACACGCCGCCGCCGCCGTTGATGCCGTCATGATAGTTTTCGACGATGACGACGGATGCGCCGGGCTTATTAAATTCGCGCAGGGCGGCAATGCTTGGCACGCGGTAGGCGACGTTGCCGAATTTTTTATTTACGGTTTGTTCGACAAATTCGCGCGTCGCCAAAACGACAGCCGGGTCAACCTTGAGGCCGACGGCGTCGGTGTTGTCGATTTGGATGACCATGCGGATTATTTGCTGGCTTGCCGTGCCGCTGGAGAGGCGCGGCTTGTAGCTGTCGGCGATGCTGCCGATGGCTATCAGGTTGTTGTTGTTGTCAAAGAGGCCGACTTCGCGGATTGTAAAATCGCCTTCTTCTTCTGGGATGAGCAGCTCGGCGATGACCTGCTTTTGGTTGTTTTCGTCAACCTCCAACATATTGAGGCTGGCGCGGTACACTTCGCGCGTCAAGGCGGTGGCTGTGGCTGACGGCGTGATGGGTTGGCCGCCGCCGTCGCCGACTGCCATCTGGCTCAAGTTGACGACTGTGCCTAATGCGGTCGCTTTGGCGATGCGCGCCGCGCCGATGTTTGTGACGAGTGTGTAATATTGTTGGCTCATGGGTTGGCTTTCGGGTTAATTGTGATGACGTCGATTTGTTGTAATGCGGCGGCGGCTCGGCCTGCCGGGGATAGATTAATTTGCGGCTTTATGTACGGATAAATTGTCGTGCGCTGGCCGCTGATGGTAATGCCGCTGGCTTTGAGTTTTCCGTAGGTCATGACGCCGACGGTCAAGCCGCTTAAATGACGGCTGACCGGCTTGACCTTTTGGACGATTCGCAGCATTTCTTGATAGTCGGCCTGGCTGATGGCTTCTTCTGCCATCAGGGTCAGGCCGAAACTGGCAGGCGAGCCGATGGGCTTGGTCTGAAACCATTCTGTAATCTTGGCGGTCACGCCGAAGGGCTTTAATGCTTCCTCGATGGCGCCGTTTGTGCCTTTAAATTTATGGGTTCGGTAGGCGGCTTTGATGACGTCGCGTTTGCGCTGTTCGTCCCATGTGTCATTCCAATAGTCAACCGACAGCGCCCAGGCGAGATACGGCAGCAGGTGGGCTGGGATTCTGTCGGGATTCCAGAGGTCGGAGACGACGGCGTAGGGGACGGGATAGATTTCGGCTTCGCCGAATTTCTTCTCGAAAGCCGTCCGCGTTGATGGCTGGGCGGTTTGGTATTTATTCATTTTGGCCGCCGTAGCTTACGTTGATTTGCGTACACAAGGCCGCCTGATATTGTGTGACCGGCATGGCGGCGGCCGGCTGGCTGATGACGACGCTCTGCACGCCCTCGACGCGGAGGGCGGCGTAAATCATCGACAAATCAACGTCGCGGCCTAGCTTGAAATTCTCGTCCACGGCTTCACGCATACGCGCGCGCGCGTTTTCTAAAATCGGCTCATAGTCGGGGGTCGGATAGACGATGATTTGGGCGTTGATTTGATACTCGATGATTTGGGCGGCCTTGACGGTCACGCGGTCGGCGGTCGGGCGGCGGTATTTGGCATTGACGGCCTCTGTCACGGCTTTGATGACGGCTTCAGACGGCACGCCACCTGCTTGATTGGAGAGGACGACAATATCGACAACCGCGCCGCTTGGGCTGATGACGGCGATGTCGGCGACTTGGCCGTGTGCTGATTTAGCGTGTTGGTAATAGGATTCCTCGCTTCCTGCCGTGGTCAGGGTTTCAAACGCGCCTTGCACGCGGCGGCGCAGGGATTCGTCGGATTCCAAAACCTGCTGGATTGGCGGCTCGACGGTGTAGTCCGCCTCGGTAATGACAAGGCGCTGAATATCGACATTGGCGGCGAGCTGGTCTAAGTCGCTGCCTGTTGCATATGCCAGCATTAAGCCTTTGGCGCGCTCGTTGAAATCTTGGCGCATGAGCATTTCGGAATAGGCGCACTCTTCCAGCAATTTGACAACCGGCTCGGATTCCAGCTCTAACACTTTGCGCCAGTAGTCGCGCTCGGCAGGCGTTTGGTATTCGGCAATAAACCGCTCCTTGCGCGCCGCAAGGATTTTCTCGTAGTCAATCTCTTCGATGACGTCGGGAGCTGGAATTTTTGACAGGTCGGCAATTTGCGGCATTTTTTATTTCCTGATGCTGTATGTCTCAAGTGTGCCGGTCGAGATGTTGACGGCTTCGATGTTGATGATGACTTTGGCGTCGTTGGCAGCGGCTGCCGATACGGTGGCCGCCTGAATTTCAATGCGCGGCTCCCACTTTGCCAGGGCGGCGATGGCGGCCGCCTGGCATTGCAAGAGCAGGGCAGGGGGAATGGGGTGGTCTAATAATTCGGGCAGCAGGCTGCCATATTCTTCGCGCATCAGGCGCGTGCCGATGCGCGGGGACAGAATGTGTTTTTTTGACTGTGGGGT